TTAGAGTTGTATTCTAAATGCGTTCCATCTTCAAAATCTATATTAAAAGTATTTTCATCTGTGTTTTTTGCTCTATGTTTTTCTTGGTAAAGACCACGCAAAATAACTCCACTATTTAAATCCCCACGCACAGGTATGACTAATACTTGCTCTCCTATTCTTAAAGGAGAAAAGCTCACTGCATAAGAATTAGCTAGACTTTGAAAAACACTTAAAAAATCCGTTACCATATCTCCAATAGCAACCTTAGCTTTATTGTCTTTAATGTCGCAAATGATGCCAAGTTCGTTCATTATAGTTTTTCCATTTTTTTATTAATTAACTTTTCTACAAGTTGCTCAATTTTAAGCAATGCATCTGTCCCCATATAAGCTGCAAAACCACCCACTGCAACGCTAAGCTTTATGCCAAAATTAAGATAATTTACAATTTCAAAAACTAGATATGCCACAAACATAGAACCTAGCATACCTTTTAAAAAGAGTGTAAATTTACCTTTTAAATTAAGAGCTTTGCTTAATTTATTTTTTGTTACAATTCCTACAAGTCCAGCTATAAAGCTTACTATCATTAAAACCATATATACAAATATATCTTCTAATTTCATTGCTAGTTCCTTGTAAAAATTTCAAATAAATATAATAAAGCTAATGCAAAAGTTGAAAACAAAAGAGCTATAAGAAGATCTTTTGCAATGCTTTTTTGATTTATCATTTTATTATTTTCTTTCATCTTTCTCTCCTGTGCAAAGCTTGGCTATATTTTCAACTTCTAAGTAATATTTAGAGATTTCTTTAGCACTTTCTAAGTCTTTTTTGTCTAAAGGCTTTAAAGGAAGTTTTAAAGGGCATTTAATAGGAACTTTAACTTCTTTGATTTCAGTTTTAATCAAAATATCTTTAGAAGCACAAGCGCTTAAAAAAACAAAAGGTATAATTAATAGGAAAATTCTCATTTTATCATTCACTTTTTTGCTCCTAAAATATTAAATAATTCTTTATAAGCTTTAAGTTCACTCTCACAGCTTTTATCTTTAATAAAAACCTTATCCACTTTTAAAACTTCTTTTAAAGTCTCTTTGGGCTTTAAATCAAGTTTTAATTTATCAATAGCTTTATTTTGCTGGGCTAATTTATCTTTAAAAACATTGATTTCATTGTTAAAATGCAAAGCTTTAAGTTTTAGATTTTCATTTTCTAAAGCTAAAGCATTGTTTTTTAAATATAAAAAACCACAAAGAGCAATTAGAACAAAAAAAGCTATTTTTGAAGGACTTAAAAACCTTGATAAAATAAAACTAAACACAATCTTTTCCTTATGGATAAGTCCATCTTGCTTTTTTGCCTCTAGTGTCTAAATGTACAAACCCAGCATAAGGATCATTAAAATTATGTTTTATAGCAATCCCTAAACCTCTTTCGCCATAGGTGATTAAAACATATTGATGAACTTCTTCTGTTTTAACTCCTTTAACCACAAAGTCTGCTGCACTTCCTATAGCGTGTTGGCTTTTAGGGGCTCCACCAATCTCTGCATTATGCTCTTTGCAGCGATATCCACTATTTATAATAACAGGAGCATTGTAATGTTCTCTGATTTCACAAAGAATGTCTATAAGCTCATCACTTGGTACATTTTGAGGCAATTCACATTTGCCGCATTTACATTTAAATTCGCTTTCTTTAAAATAAGGGTTATTTTTCATTTTCACTCCTTTAAATGTCGTAAGTTTAGTTAAAAAGCTGACCCAAAAACTAGAAAAATTTTGTGCTAAAACTCTTTGAAAAAATAATTTGCTTGATTAAAAAAAGAACTCATTTTAAAATTGCCGCTAATTTTTAAAGGATGAAAAATGCTTAAAAGTTTTGAAAATGAGCTTTTAGAACTATTAAAAGATTTTAAAGTAAGAATGTATTTAGGCGAGTTTGAAGACACCCAAAACATAGCAAGTTGTATTAATAATTTAGATGCTTCACTTTTACTTGATTTTGAAGGAGAAAGTTATAAAGATTTAGAAAATAAAGTGGGAACTTGGAAACTTTATATTTTAACCCATACAAAATCAAAAGCTCCTAAACACAGAATTGATGCTAAGCATAAATTATTTGATGCAATAGAAGCTGTTGATAAAGTGCTTTTAAATGCAGAACCTAGCAATGGTTTTAGAATAGAGCTTAAAGATCTTAAAAAGGTTTACGAAGGAATAAGCGATCATGGCTATTTAAGTATTTATGCAAGAACTTTGCAAAGTAGCTTTTTACCAAAAGATGATTTTTTAAGGATTTAAAATGCTTTTTATCAATAAAGAAAATTTAGTCGAAGTTAGCAATGATAAGCCCATAAAAGTGGCAATTAAGGGTGAGTGGAAAGGGCATAATAATGGCAGGTTTAAGGTTGATGATAAAGATTTAAACTCAATGATTGAAAATTTTAATCAAAAAAAGATTGATTTGGTTATTGACTATGAGCATCAAAGCTTAAAAAATGAAAAAGCACCTGCTGCAGGTTGGATTAAAGAGCTTTATTTGGAAAATGATGCCTTAATGGCTAAGGCTGAGTTTAACGAAGAGGCTAAAAAATATATAGCAAATAAGCAATACCGCTATTTATCCCCTGTGTTTGAATTTAATTCAAAAGACAATAAAAGTGGAGAACTAGTAAGAGCTAAGCTTCACTCAGTCGCACTAACTAATACGCCATTTATTGATGAGCTAGGCGAACTCATTGCTAACAAAAATAATATTCATCAAAACAAAGGAGAGAAAATGGATGAAAAAATCAAAGAGCTAGAATCTCAGATTATAGCTTTAAAAAATGACAATAGCTCACTCGCTTTACAAAATGAAGCTTTAAAAAAACAAAACGAAGAAAGCGTTAAAAACTTAGCAAGCTCTTTAGTTGATAATGCTTTAAATAGCGGAAAAATTGCTAATTCCCAAAAAGAATGGGCGCTAATGTATGCTTGTAAGGATTTAGAAGGCTTTAAAAGCTTTTTAGATGCCAAGAATGATCAAGTGCAAGTTCCAAAAAATAATGTTTTTGCAAATAAAAACACAGCAAAAACTAATGAGTTTGATGTTGTGAAAATGATGTTAGGGGATTAAAAATGGCTAAAGCTAAAAAAGAAACCCAAAACCTAGAAAATGAAGACTTGGAAACTGGAGACTTACCTAAAGCTTTGTCTTTAGAAGATGAGAACCTAGCTAATGAAGAAGCTGTGAGTGAAAATGAAACCGCTAAGGAATTTATAAATGAAGAAGGAGAAGAAATGCCATCAAAGGTCACACCAAAAAGCTTAAGCAATGATCCTTTAATTGCTATGCCAAAAAGCCTTGAAAGTTTTATCAATAAAGATTTGTTTTCAATTAATGCGAAAATAGATCTTGAAACTAATGAAAGCTTAGCTCTTGGAACGCTTTTAATCAGCGAAGATTTTGGAGAAAGCTTTAAAAAATGTCCAAATGAAGATATTAGTGCAAAAGAAAATGTTAAATTAGCAATGCTTAAAGATCACGCTTTAAGATCCGGCGTTTATGGGGTTTTATTAGCAGGAGAAATCAATTTAAAAGGCGTTCATGTAAGTGCGGTTAAAAAGGCTTTTATGCAAAATTTAATTATTAATACTAAGGAGTAAAAATGGATTTAGAGCAACTTTTGGAACTTTTTTCAAGTACAAAAATAACTGAAGTTATTAATCAAACCAAAGCTTCACCTCGCTTTGTAAGTGATACTTTTTTTAAGGATAAAATCCCAAGTTTAGAGAGCACCGTAAGGGTTGAAATTATAAAAGGTGCTGGAATTGTTTTAAATAGCATTTCAGATAATGGGGAACATTCTTTAGAAAATACTAAAGACGCTTATATTTTAAATATACCTTTACCACGCTTTGCATTAGCAAAAAGAATCAGTGCGAGTGAGATTAATTCTTTAAGGTCTTTAGCATTGCAAGAAGCTCAGGCTAAAAGCTTAAGTGGAGCTCTTGGGGTTTTGGTTAAAGAAATGAAAGAAAGCTTTAACACTACGCTTGAATATATGGCAAATGGTGCTTTATTTGGCAAGATTTTAGATGGCAAAGGAAATGTGCTTTTTGATTTTGGAAGTGCAAGTAAGAAAGCTGTTAGTGTTAAAAAAGATGGGAGTGTGACTTTAGCCAGCGTTTGTGATGCGATTGATTCAGCAATTATTGATGAATTTGGAACAAGTGCTGATTATGAAGTGCTTTGTGGAAATGAACTTTTTGCGGCTATTTCTAACTTGGCATTAAGCGAAGATCTTTATAAAAATCATCTTGCAAGTAGGGATGAGAAAGATAAGTCCTTAATTTTATATGGCACCAAATATCGCCGTTATAGTGCAAAATATAAAAATACAAATGGAAAAAGCGTTGATTTTTTAAAAGGCACTGAGGGTATGGTTGTGCCAAAGGATAATTCTAATCGCATTTATTATACAAGAGCAAATCATACTGATGCTTTAGGAAAAGCACCAAGTTTAATGTTTGTTTCTAAGCCTGAGATTTTACCTCGTGGGGCTGGAATTGAAATTGTAGGCGAAATGAGAGCCATGCCAGTTTGCACCAGACCAAATGGACTTATTAAGCTTGTTTTAGAGTAAAACGCACAATTTTAGCTTTAAAGGCAAAAAATGTTTTTAAAGCTAAAAAGATATTAGAAAAAGATTTTAAACGATTTTAACCATATTTTAACCACATTAAAAAAAGGTTTTTAAAATGAATTATCAAGACACTTTAGAAGAAGAACTTATCACAGGAACTAAAACGCATTTTTTTATGATAGATGAAAAGGATTTAATCAAAGAATTAAGCGTTCATGCCATAGCAGAGCTTAGCGATTTAAATGCTGATGGGGTTTGTGATAAAGAAGTGATTGATGATGCTATTAATGATGCACAAAGTTATATTGCAAGTTTTATAAAGATACCTAAAAACCCAACTCCTCTTTTAAAAGATATCTGTGTAAAGCTTACAATTATGGAATTAAAACGCCGAAATGATTTTCCAAAAGAAAGCTTAGAAGAGATTAGAGAGTGGGCTAATGATTTACTTTTAAAAATGGCAAATAAAAAAATTCCAACTGAAATCAACGAAGATAACTTTATCCCACAAAACAAAGTTAGAGCGTTTAAAATTAAAAGAAAAAGAATGGATTTAAGGAGATTAAATGGCTAAAAATTTAACTTCCACCACAAAGCCTAAGATGGCAAAGGTCGGGTGTGGCCTTCAGGTGGGTGCAGAGAGTGAAACTCCTGCTCGTAAGGATAAATTTACTTCATCCGCGAAGTCTCAAAACAACTTAAAAGATTTAGCAAAAGAACTTTATATTGCAGGTTTTGATATATTTAAAATTGCAAAAATTTTAAACCGCAATGAAAAAACGATTAGAAACTATAAAGCCAAAGATGGCGATTGGGATAAGCAAAAAGCTAATCTTTTAACTTCAAAAATAAAAGATAAAGAAAGTGCCTCATTATATGAAAGTTTTACTGAGCAAATGTTTTGTGCGATTGAAAATATAAATACTGATGAAAAAATGAATGCAGAAAAGAAAACTGAAGCCATTGCAAGGATAGGTGATAGCTTTTCAAAAATGAGAAAGGTTGCAAGATTAGAAGATCCAAGTAGCTATCGTTTAAATGTTGCTAAAAAAGTGGTTGAAATTATCATAAGTCATTTAAAAAATGATAAAGATTGTGTGGCAAAACTTGTATCACTTTTGGAAAGCGGAGTGATAGAAAAAGAAATTTTAGCAATGGATATTTAATGCTTTTCTCCAAAGAAGAACTCGATGAGTTTTTAATCTCAAACGAACAAAAGCACGAAAACACTCCAAATGAACTAAAAGGTGCTATGCAAAGAAAAGACTTTTTAGAATGGATGGATGAGCTAAAAAATGAATTAAAAACTCAATTTTTGCATGAAAGCCATTTAGATCCTACTTTAAAACAAGAAAGAATTAAAAGAGCGAGTGTGGATTTTGATTATTTTGCAAGAACTTATTTTCCGCATTATTTTACCATTAAAGGAGAATGTGGCTTACATTTGCACTTAAATGAAGTTTTTACAAAAATCGCACTTAAAAAAGAAAGCAAAGGTGAAAAACACGCCATAGCTGCACCAAGAGCTCATGGTAAATCCACCTACACTTCACAACTCTTTCCTTTGTGGTGCTTAGTTTTTAATTATAAAAGCTTTATAGTAGAGATTTCAGATGCGGTCGAACTTATGGAAGGAATGCTTGAAGCTATTAAAGCAGAGCTTGAAGGTAATCCGCATTTAAAGCTTGATTTTCCCGAAGTAGTAGGAATTGGCAAGACTTGGCGCGTAGGAGAGTTTGTAAGTAATAATGGCGTAAAGATTAAAGCCTTTGGCAGTGGAAAAAGACTTCGTGGGGTTAGATATGGGGTTAAAAGACCTGATTTAGTTATTTTAGATGATTTAGAAAATGATACTAATGTCAGGAGTAAAGATCAAAGGGATAAATTAGAAGATTGGGTGGATGAAGCGGTTTTAAACTTAGGGAGTGCAGATGGAAGTTTAGATGTGCTTTATATTGGAACCATTTTACATAATGATAGCGTGTTATCTAGAAAATTAAAGCTTGGTTTTTGGAATCCTAAAGTCTTCCGTTCCATCGAAGAGTTTCCACAAAGGCTTGATTTATGGGATGAATACGCCACGCTTTATAGAAATACTGATTTTAATACCGCTCATCAATTTTATTTAAAAAATAAAGCTTTAATGGATAAAGGAGCTAAGGTTCTTTGGGAAGAAGCCAAAAGCTTAGAGGATTTAATGAAGTTAAGGGCTGAAAATCTAAAAGCTTTTAATAAAGAGCAACTCAATAATCCAAGAAGTGAAAATCAAATCTTTAGTCTTGATAGCATTAACTTTTATGATGTTTTACCACCAATTAGTCAGTATTATATGTATATTGACCCAGCAGGGGAAAAAGCAAAAAGCGACTTTACTGCGATTACCATTATTGGCAAAGGTGCAAAGGGTTTTTATGTAGCAGAAAGCATCGTAAAAATCTTAAAAGCACAAAGCATTATAAAAACCATTTTTAATCTTCAAAAGATTTATAAATGTCGCTTGATTGAAATTGAAACTAATGGCGGTCAATTTTTCTTAAAAAAATGGTTACAAGAAAAAAGCTTAGAAAGTGGAGTTTTTTTGCCTTTGCGTGGTAAAAATAATAGCGTTAGCAAGTTTGAACGCATTGAGAGCTTAAGCCTTGCTTTTGAAAATGAAGAGCTTTTTTTACATAAAAGCCAAACTATGCTTATAAATCAACTTTTAGAATTTCCAGAAGGGAAAAATGATGATGCACCTGATAGCTTAGCAGGAGCATTTTTATTAGCAAGAACTAAAAGTAGCATTAAAAGAAGAAAGCATCATTTTAACTCTGTTTCAAGAATAAGGCGTTTTTAAAGGAAAAATATGAAAAAAGAAATCAAATCCAAAAGAGAAGTGATATTAAAAAACAATAGTCTTATAAACACTCTTATAAACTCAAGCTATTTAAATGTGCTTAAAATCAGCGAGAACGATCAAAGAATGATTTTTAAAGATCTAAGCTTTACTCAAGCTCATCAATCACGAAGGAGTGTGATTTTAGCAAAAGAGCTTCAAATCGTTTGTGAAAACGAAAAAATAAAAGAAAGCTTTGAGTATCTTTTCAATCCTGATTTATTAAGTCAAATCTTAGAAACCTATCTTTATGGGCTTAATGTATTTGAAGTTAATTACAAGTTAAAAGATGGTTTTTACTATCCAATCTTAAAACAAAGAGATTTTAGAAATTTTGGCTTTAATGAAAATGATGAGTTAGTTTATAATGGCAATGGTTGCGAAGAAATTGTGGAAGATAAAAAAGCAATTTATGGACTTTTTGGCTCTAATTTTTTATTTAAAAATGGCGATGCCTTATTAACAAAGCTTTATTTTCCAGTAAAGCTTAAAAATGCAAGTTTAAAGTTTTGGATGGAGTTTTTAGAAAGATTTGGTTCTCCTTGGGCAGTTGCAAAAACAGATAGCGATCCTGATGCACTAGCTTCTGAAATTCATCAAATGTTAAATGGCGATAGTGCGGTCATTGATAAAGAAGAAGAGCTTGATTTAATCCAGCCAAAGGCTAAGGCAAATTATAATGAAATAATAGATTACTTAGATAATCAAATAAGAAGCGTGGTTTTAGGAGCTAATTTAAGTTCTCAAGTAAGCGGAGGTTCTTTAGCAGCGGCTGAGTCACATAATCAAATAAGAAAAGATTTAGCCGCCCAAGATGGACAAATCGTTCTTTTTATTTTAAATCGTGCCATTAAGTTTTTCAAAGAAATCAATCATTTTAAAGATGAACTCTATGTGCAGTTTTTTAGCGAAGCAGAACCAAAAAGTGAGCTTTGCGAAAGGGATTTAAAACTTTTTAATATGGGCTTTTGCTTTGATGAAGAATACATTAAAAGCACCTATAATGTAGAGGGTGAGCTTATAAGAGAGACTTTAGAGAAAAAAGACTTTAAAGATTTAGAAAATGATAAAAAAGTCTTTGAAAACAAAGTAAAGTTAGAGAACTTTGAAGAAGATTTTATTGACAAAGGATTAAAGCAAAAAGAATATTTAAAAGTTGATGAGAATATGTCAAAGTTTTTTAAAGAACAATTTGAAAGCATTGTGAAAGATTGTAAAGATTTTAATGAAGCGCTTAATAAGCTTAAAGAAAATTTTTCAAGTTTGAAACAAAGTGAGTTTGAAAAACATCTTTTTATAGCTTTAAATAACTCCAGTGTTTTAGGATACTTGGAGGATTAAAATGATAGGCGCAAAAATAGGATTTTTTTCAGAACCTACTAAAGCTGTTGATTTTCTAAAAAATAAAAAGCCACAAGTTAGTTTTGATTACGATGAACTTTCACATTCAATCCATAAAAAAGTCTTTACTATTGCTAAGCTTATGGATGAAAGCTTGCTAAAAGATATGCAAGATACTTTAGTAAGTGCCATTAAAAATGGAGATAAATTTAGCACTTGGAGTAAAATTGCAGAGGAGAAATTAAAAGCTAAAGGTTGGTGGAACTCAAAGGAAGTTATAAATCCCAAAACAGGCGAAGTTAAAAAAACTCATTTTAATAGTGCAAGATTAAAAAAAATCTTTGAAGAAAACTCAAGAAAAGCTAAAGCTAAAGCAATTTATGAAAATCAAATGAAAAGCATTAAACCTTATCTTAAATATTGTACTCAAAAAGATGCTTTAGTTAGAGATAAACATAGAGCCTTCGATGGTATAGTTTTACCAAAAGATGATCCTTTTTGGGATAGTCATTATCCACATGTAAC